CCCTGTCGAGCCGCGAGGCGGTGCAGTACGGCGAGGTCTTAGGGGTTATGACTCACAAGGTGACGATCCGCTATCTGGAGGGCCTGCTGTCCAGCATGCGGGTGATCTACCGGTACCGCACGCTGGAGATTGGCCAGGTCAGCGAGCGAGAGCGCAGCTGGATTCACGACATCATCTGCACCGAAAGGCGGCCCGCATGAGCCTGCAGGAAAGCCCAGAGACGTTTCTGTACGCCCGGCTGAGCGCCAACGCCACGGTGGCCAGCTACGTCGGCACGCGAGTCTTTCCCGTGCTGGCACCGCAGGGCACGGCCATGCCGCTGGTGGTCTATCAACGCACCGGGGTGAGCCGGGAGCCGGCGTTAAACGGCCCGACCGGGTCTCCCGTGATCAGCGTGCAGTTGACCACGTTCGGCACAAGCTACATCGACCTCAAGCAGATTGCCCGAGCGATCCGGCTGTCCGTCGATGGCTACACCGGCACCTACGGCAATTGCACGATTCAACGAACCAACCTGACCAGCGAGGTGGACGGGGCCGAAATGCCGACCGATGACCAGATGCTGCCGTTCTACTACGTCCAGCAGTCGTTCGACTTCAGGGTTGCGGAGGCTGTATGAGCGACGATTTCGTCAAGATTGGGACGACGTTCGACACCGACGGTTTTGTGGCAGGAAAAGCCATTTCGGCGTTTCAGATTGCTCCTGCAGATTTGGTCAAGGCTTGTGCAGCAGCTGCCGATCCGGGGCTGCGTGCCCTGCAAGCAAACGTCAGCAAGATTCGGCCGGTGACCGGCCGCCTTGCACGATCGCCAAGGACAGTTACTCGCCAGTATGCACGCGGGGCCGTGGCATGTGCTCTCGTCGGCTACGAAAAAGGGGTGGCGCCGCACGCCTACCTGATTGAGTACGGCATCCAAGCCAAAGGAAAACGGCGAGGAGTGGCTGGAAAGTTTCCCTTGGGCATGGCGTTCCTTGCCGCCAAAACGTCGATGGAAGCCCGCCTCAAAGCGCAGCTGGAGCAGTTGATGGAAAAGGCTGCGTCCAAGGCCATCGGCTAACTGCAAGGGGTGCCCCTCTCGCTTCTAGTTTCGGTGTACGGCATACGCCGCCACCCGAATTAGGAGGCCGTCATGGCAGTTGATTCCCAGGGCAACACGTTTGCGTTTGCCAGCACGAACTTCACCGCCACCAACGTGCAGATTTCGGGCTCGACCAACGAGCTTGACGCGTCGCACCTTGGGCAAGCGTCTGGCACCAAGCGGCTGCTGCAGGCTGCGGCCCTGCAGGAAGCGGACGAGATCACGCTGGACTACCTCGGTTCCAGCCTGATCACGCGGGGCACGACCGGCACGCTGACCATCGGCAGCTACACCGGCACGGCCACCTGTTTCTCGTCCAGCCTGACGTATGCGGTCGGAGAATTGGTCAAAGGCAACGCCACATTTAAGGTCTCCTGACAGGAGACCGGCATGGCCAAGACCAGCCAAGGCACTACGGCGACATGGGGCAGCACGACCTTCGCGGAGGTCGTGAGCGTCAGCGTTGACGGCGTGCAGGCCGGCACGGTTGAGGTCGTGCCGAGGACTACGACTAGGGCAACCCGCTACAGCGTGACCGACATCGACTACGGCACGGTGACGCTTGTGGCCCGCAGCCCGACCGGAATGACCACCGGCAACGTGGGCACGGTCGCGGCAATGTCCATTGGCGGGCCGTCTGCGTCGTGGTCGTTTTCGTCAGCAATCTTTGAGCGGTTGAACTGGCAGGCCGCCACCGGCGAACTGCAAACGTATTCGGTGACTTTTAAAATCGGAGGCTAGCTTGGCACTGACACGGGATGAGATTTTTGCGGCAGACGACAAAGGGCTAATCAAGATCGCGGTGCCCGAGTGGGGCGGCGACGTGTGGCTGCGGGTCATGACGGTGGGAGAGCTTGATGCCTACACCAACGAGGCCAAGAAGAAGGGAGACGGAAGCTTTGACGATTTCCGCACTCGGTATCTCGTGAAGTGTCTGGTCGATGAGTCTGGAGTGCGGTTGTTCAACAACGGCGACGTAGAAAAGCTGGCCACAAAAAGCGCCAAGGTCATGAATCGGTTGTGGGAAGAGGCGCTCAAGCACAACAGCATTTCCGACGACGACGTGGAGGAAGAGGCAAAAAACTAAAGGCCAACCCAGACGAACTGTTTCGCCTGCGGTTGGCAGCACACTTGAAGATGACGTTGAGGCAGTTGGCAGAGTCGATGGACGTTGCCGAACTGCGAAAGTGGATGGCGTTTCACCGGTATTTCGACCCTCTTGGGCAAGAGTATTTCCAAACGTGCCTGCTGGCGTCTGCGGTGGTGGCCCCGTATTCCAAAGGCTTGCCTCCAGACCCCCGCAAGCTAATGCCGGTGATGCAGCCGCCGATGACCGCGAACGAGATTGAAGCCGAGTTGGCAAAACTGAAAAGGCCGGGCCATGGCGAAACTTGATCTAGCCTTCCAGCTGTCGGCAAACGCCTCGGGGATGGCGGCTGGAGTTGACAAGGCAAACGCCCAGCTGAAGAGCGTCGGCGAGGCGTCGCAGAAGTCGTCTGCGATGTTCCGTGACGCCGCCAAGATCACGCGGGAACTGCAAACACCGACCGAGGTCTACGCCAGCACCATTTCCAAGCTGGACAAGTACCTCGAGAAGGGCGCCCTGACCCAAGAGGTCTACAACCGGGCCGTGGCCAAGGCCGACGCCCAGCTGGCCGAAGCGGAGGGAACCGTCTCCAAGTTCCGCAACGGCCTGTCGGCCACCGAGAACGTGCTGAACCGGGTCACCGACGCTGCCCAAGGCGTCGGCGATTCGGTCAAGAGCATGGCCGAGGCCGGTATTTCGGTGATCGCGTTCGGCAAGGACGTCGCGTGGACCTATCTTCAGTGGAAAGTGTTTTCGGCCGTTCGCAACCCGGCAGCAATCGGGCAATTCGCCATGTCGGCGCTTAAGGGTGCCATGGCGGCCCGCACGCTGATTTTGGCGGCCAAGGCCCTTGGGGTCGGTCTGGCCATTGGCGGCGGTGGCGCAGGCGTTCTAGCCAGTGCCGTGGTTGGTCTGACCAACCCGTTTATTGGCGCTGGACTGCTTGCGCTCAACCTCGGCCGGCAGTTTCTTGCCGCCAAGGACCAAGCCTACGAAACCGCCACGGCGATCGGCGGGCTTGCCGAAGAGGCCCAGCGACTCGGCGTGACCGTCAACGCCCTACAGATCGACAGAGCACTGGCTGCCGGTGTGGCCCGCGACGACATCGTCAAGCTGGGCGTGGCAATGTCGGAGGTCGACGTCGAGCACTTCGACAATCTGGCTGTGGCTTTGGACGAAGTGGACACCGCCGGCAAGCGTTCGGCCACGGTCTTTGAGTCGTTTGGCCGCACGCTGGCCGTGCCGTTTACCGGCGCGTTCGCGGCCATCAACTCCGGTTCTGCAGCCCTGACCAACGGGCTGACAAAGATCATGGCTGGCGTCAACGCTCTGGCGGCCCCTGTTGCCAGTCTGCTGCAGCCGTTCGGCACAATGCTGGGCACGGTCGCCGAGGGGGCCATGAAGCTGGTGGGCATCTTGGCACAAGGCGTTGGCGTCGTGCTGCGGCTGGCCGGTGCGGCGCTGAACACGTTCCTGTCGCCGTTCATCGTGGGTCTCTCAAATCTTGCCGACGCGATTCGGGGCGGGATGAATTCGGCGTTTGATTTTATCGCGGACAAGATCGATTACGTCCACCAAAAGCTGGACGGGTTTTACAAGATGATGGCAAAGGTGCCCGTGATCGGCAAGGCGTTTGCCGCCGGCAGTGGCACCGGTGCCGGCAGCGTTGCACCAGCAGCTGCGGCAGGGGCCAGTCCCGCTGCCGAAGGTTTTGACAAGGAAATGCAGGCGGCGGCCCGGCACCAAGAGGCATGGGAAAACGCCGTGCAGGACTCGTTGCTCAAGGCCGAGCGTGAATCGGAGCAGCACCAGAACGCATGGGAGCAGGCTGTCCAAAATTCGCTGCTGCAAGCTGAACGCGAGGCCGAGCAGCACCAAAACGCATGGGAAAACGCAGTCCATGCGTCAATGCTCAAGGCCGAGAAAGAACAGGAGCAGGCTGTCAAGAACGCGACCAAGTCCAACGAATCCATGGACAAGGCCGTATCCAAGGCGTCCGAGTTTCAAGGAGAAAACGCAGCTCTCCTCAACGGCAAGTCTTCCGCCGCCCTCAAGGCCAACGACATTCGCAGCAGCGAGGGAATCGGCCAGTTCATGGCGCTGGCCACCGGCCGCGACGATCCCGCCCTGGTCGAGTACCGCAAGCAGACCAGCACGCTCATGCAGCTGCTGGCCGAGCAGCGTGCCCAGCGTGTTGAAAACGCCACGATCCTCGGGGGGGCCGCAGCGTAATGGGAATTGTCAGCGTCACAGAACTCGCAGCGGTCTCGGGCGAACGCCAGTTTGGCGAAGCGCCGAAGTTTTCTCGTCAGTGGGTGGTCGAGGTCAACGACCCGACGACCAGCCAGACCGACATCAGCAACGCGCCCGGCGTGGTGTTTCTCGACTCGCACCCCGAGGCCGGCTACAGCCGGGCGATGCACGTCAGGGTTGAGAACTACAACGGCAGCAAGTGGCACTACTCGGTCTCGTGGACCTACGAGGTTCCCA